TTCCAACTCTTTCTTCCCATTCTGCCGGGTCTACCCAACTGGCACTCCCCAATTAACACAGCCCTTCCCCACTGCTGTACATCGAACCTGTTTGTGTATGCAGGTCGCTGGTCGAATGCCATGTAGCCAACATTAGCATACCACCACGGCAATTTGATTCTAGCGGTGCGTTGGCATTGTGTGGGTTCAACTGGTCTGTGTGTATGACCTCTAACAACAAGCCTATGAGCGTGACCGCCACACGCCATAGCAAGTTGAATTGCCTCAAGTTCATCAGAGTTTGCACCCGCAGCATACCCGTGTGAGAAAATTATCGGTCCCAACTGGTAGCAGCCACGTATTCCGTGCCTGTAAGGAACATGCTTCCACATTTTATATTCTTCTGCAACACCCTCCATCTTTCTGGGGTCACACAAATCACGAATGGGTTGCGGTATACGCCTAGAGTCGGGGCGTTTTATATTATCATCGTGGTTTCCATCGAGTTGTACACACACACAGTCTTTCGGCAAGGCACAACGCATGCGCTTGAGCATATCTGCTGCAACACAAAACTCTTCATAAAGAGTGTGTGATGGCGGGTCGTCATTATGCACACTTGCAGCCTCTGCATCTACAACATCCCCTAAGTGAACGAAATGTGTGAGTTGTCGACCTTTCAATTCCTCAAGCAAACGGTCGATTGCTCTCTCGCTCTGGTAGGGGACATGGGTGCAACTAACTGCTGCCCATCTCGCCCAACTGTCTCCCACGTATTATCTCCTCCACTTAGGGAGAGAAATAAAACCAAGTGAGTGGGCTATTATCATTGCCCAACCTATGGCACCCACCACGGTACACATAAAGAAAATATTGCCAAGAAAATCTGCTAACATAATTATCGTCCTTTTATTGGATAATTTGCCTCGAAGTCACGCACTCCAAGATGATTTAGAACATCTGCGGTTTGTCCCTTGGTTAATGTACTCTTGCCGTTTTCCGCAATGTAATCGGCGCGAGCCTCTGCTCTTCTAATAATGTCCTTCCTTCCGAACCAACGACCAGCCACGATTCCGAGCAAAGCCAGCCCTGAGATTGCAACAATTATCCCAACCCACGGTGCGATTGATGTAAGAACCATGTCGGCAATGGGTGGAGTCAATGCTAATAGCACCCCAATGACTAATAGTTTTGCACTTCCTCGCAGGAAGACTAGGTTAATTATTCCAGCCAAGAGCGCTAGGAAGCCCGCAAACATGATTGGAAACCAGAGGTTTGAACTCTCCGCTACGGTCGAGACTATATTCATAGCCTCAGCCGCAGTCGGTTTTGGAGAGAAGAGGGGTTGAAGTGCGCTGCATCCTGTGAGCATCAGTAAACATACTGCAGTTGCAGCAGGTCTCACAATAAGAATATATCTACTCCAGAACAACATCAAGATATGAACCTCATGATTAGTGTAACACCAACGGCGGCAATCGTCCCGACGAACGCAGCCTTAGTTTGTAATACCCACAACTTGCCTTCGATATGTCGCAAACGTGTTTCGATATCACGCAACTCGCTGTCAATTTTATTCAGCCTGTGGAGTACCAATTTCGCAGATTCAGACCACCCGTTTTCCATCATGAAAACTCCTGTATTACGCTGTATTCGATTTCGCCTTGGTCGAGTTGTTTGTTCGTCCATTCGGGGTCACTGCGTTTGCCAGTCATGTTCAATATATGAAGAACTACATGACGCTCCCCTTCACGAAAAGCCGTTTCATGAGAATCACTAGCAACATGACTACTGCGCCCCATGTGAAAATGAGCCATAAGGTCAGCCAACACCCTTTGTCCAACTTCCGAAGAAAAGACCGTTTCATAATCGCTCCTTCGTCTCTTTAATCCTTGAGCCTCCTGTTTAGCCACCGACCCCTCCTAGCGCCCCGATATCTGCGGCTGCCGAAGCACCGTCCTTGGCGGCAGAAGCAGCCTGTTGTGCCATAGCCAACTGCTGTTGCTGTTGTTGCATTTTGGCTTGCTCTTGCCTGACTTGCGCTACTTCGCTCTCGCTCTTCAAGAATTGTGGGTCTACATTGTTCTGGGTCATCAACGAACGGAAGACCGCATCTAAGTCAAGGTTCTGCATAATTTCTGGATTTATTTGAGCGAGAATCTGAGCCGCGCTCATCGCCTGCATAAACGACTGGGTTACGCTTGAACGTCTTGAGATAGCCATTGGGCTGACATAATTAACCTTCATATTGGTGGCGTTTAATGCTTCGGGCATTTCGCTTAATAGCCCGTTATTCATCATCCACCTGAAAGTTCTTGCGATGAGTGGGTTCAACCATTCGGCGTATAACCTAGACAGAATGGGTGATATAACCATCAAGCCCTGTTGCCGTCGCTCAATTATCTCGGTGGCGGTCATGCGGTCATGTTCAGGGAGGCTTAAACGGTCAGCAAAGAACGCCTTGTGAATTTGCAATTCCTCTCTTTCCATTAACTCATGACCGATGTCTGGTCTTGCTCCACTGTTGAATGGTTGGGGAACGTCTCTGGTTCCCTGCCTGATGTACATGATGGAGCCAGGAGCCGTCCTGATTGGACCCTCCATAGTTCCAGCACCAACAATCACGGGAGGGCGTACAGCCAACTCAGATGCCTCCAGCGTCGTTCTAGCCATTGCATTGACCACCTTGATAGTCGGCAAAACTTCCATTGCAGGAGAACGTCCATATACCTCTTCTGCCGCCTTGCTCCATCTAGCGATGATGTATGGGTTTTCATCAAACCCTCCTTCGCTTATGCTGTGTTTTGCTTCTATTTCACAGTAGTAGGAACCCCAAGCCTTGTTTGTCTTGTCATGTTTTGTGTAGTCCCTGTCCAGTCGAAGGTATACATGGTGTAGAATTTTAACTTCTTTGTCTTTTTTCTCTGGGTCATTCCCCGTCTTGAGAGTTTGTTCGCTGACATCTTAGCACCGAACACCTCTATGCACTCCCATGCAGGCATGGTGAACTCTCTGAAGACATCAACAATGTCTCCGTCGTCGCTGGCTTTGAGATATATGCCACTCAAGTCTCTTGCTTGGAACTTGAGAAACCCCTTGCTTTCTTGTACAAGAGTGACGCCCGTGCCAAAGGCAACGAGGTCTAGCGCAACTTCATGGGCAGATAGGGAGAATTTTGATGATGTATTATCAAAGTAAGCAAGCATGCGGTTAGTTGAGTCATACAACCATTCTTTTACTTCATGCAAGTTGTTAACTGTTTCGTCTTCTGTTGTCAACTCAAACCACCGAATGCCCGTATTAAACAACATGCCTTCAAGCGCAGCAGCCAATTGAACTGCCGACTCTGGTGCTGTCGTGTTATATATCCGACCACGACGCTGGCTACCCGTCGTTTTCTTTGTTTGGAACTCCCTTGTAGGCAACACATAGTCGGCAATATCTTGCCAGTGATTGTCCCAATTAACCCTATCCGCCTTAGCGCCTTTGAAAGCCTTTATTGAATGTACTGCGTTGAGTGCCATTATGCTGCTCCGTTTTTCTTGCCTTTCTTTCTGTTCCGCTTCCTCGAAACGACTTGCCAATTGGCACGATTTGTGCCTCCACCCTTGCTTAAAGCCGTTTTGTGGTGAACTTCCTTGCCATCTCCTTTGGACACCCTGCCCTCAGTCATGAGGGTTCTTCTTGCCTTATTGCGCGCAGCACGGTGCTTCTTCGCTTTTGGCGAAGCGTGGTCGCGAGAATACTCTTTCTTGCAATCTCTGGGCATGTCAACCGCCCATCAAAGTGCGTCCAGCAACGGCTCCGCCTGAGCCGCCTGCCATGCTACCACCACGCTGTGTTGATTGCTGACCTGCCAAAGCCTGACGCTTACGTCTACCGTAAGCCTCTTTCCTGCCCTTAGCGGCGGCAGAAGTCAAAACAGCAGGAGGTGCTTCTACTGGCGGGGGAGCAGGGGCTGGGGGTATGTCAGGACCATCAAATAATCCGCTTCGATATATTCTGAGATTGTACATAATAATTTCCTAAAATCCTTGCAGAGGACAATACGAATCGTACTCAACCCTACTCTGCTTAGGGCTGTGTTCGTCTACATAATTTCTGGCACAACGCAGCATCATCACTGCATAACGCGTGGCAGACTCAATATCATCCCTTTCTGGGACAATTTTACCATCTTTTCTATGCAACATGCGCTTTTCTTCAAACCAGTCTGACAAATGGTTGAAAACCTTAAATCGCCCTGTTCGCATACGTTCTAATATCTCCAAAGTAATTGGCTCTCTCGATTGACCGCCACCCTTTGCATCGTCATATCTTGCCGAAAAACCTAACATATTTACGCCATGTGCCACGTATTGGTCTTTGAGAGCAACCCCACCACCTTTATCTCTAATCATACCGTCGTGAGGGAACGATACTGGTATCCATTTGCCACGGCTCATAATGGCTTGAGAATGGTATGCAGCAGTTTGTCCACGCTCCTTGTAGCAGTCATAGACATACACCACATCTGCATCAGCGTCAAAAGCAATCCAGCAAGCAGCTGCAGGGTGGTCTATTCCAAAGTCAATGCCACAGATACGCCTGAAGTGGTCGGGTATCTCAAATGGTTCACACATAAGCATCTCGTCTGGTACTGCATATACACCACCAGAACCCATCATTGGGACGCCTTTAGAGCGCGTGTCGCGTTCGTGGTCTGGATAACTAGACAACAATTGTTCTTTGGCGTCTTTATCCAAATGTGGGGAATCATCCCAAGTGACATTCTTGTAGTAAATACCCCGCCCTCCATCGGTATAGTGCTTGATGACATCAGAAAGACCAAACAATGGAGTACGCGAGAACATCACGATACCATTTTTGTCTAGGGTTCTTGTAAGCGACTCAGTGTAAATTTCATAGTCGGCTGGTTCTTCGTCGAGCCAAACTCCGTCTCTAGCAACACCCTGGAATTTGACTGGACCCTGTTCGTATGATTTGAAAGTACATAGGCTCGTACCACCAGAAACGTGCTTAACGCGAATAGAGTCCATAACATTGGGGACGCCACATTGCCTCCAACCATAATCAATAATACACTCAGCCGGAATCCAACCTGTGCCATCTGGTGCCTTCTCCCCTTCTACCATGTTTCCAACTAATGCCAACTGAAGGATATCTCTACAAAGTTCATTGGTTGGGGCTGCGACAATCCAGTCTGTCGGTTGCGTGAACTGGCGTCCCGCCCACCACTTTGGATACAGACCCGTTAGATGAATTGCTACCTCGGCAGAAGCAGTTCGGGTCTTTCCAACACGGTTGCCAGCAATTATTGCTCTTTCTTTATGGTCGAAGCCCATGTCATGAAACTCTTTTTGCCAATCATACGGACCACCCATTCCACCGTTGTCATGCGTCTCGCCATAGAGTTCGGTGAGTTGATTGACAGAAACAGATGAACCAAGTTCAGCCAATAATTCAACCAATTCTTTTTCCGCTTCTTTGCTCATTATTCTCCTGGCTCAGTTTCCATAAATATTGCACTTGTCCTTAGCGTTGTACTTGCATCTATATTCTCGTTAACTCCTCCACTGCGGTCTGGGAAACCATACAAACTTCCTACAATAGTCCCATCCCATCCCGAGGTACAGTCATGAATATACAGGGCGTGGTCGGCGGGCATCTCAACTGGGCTTATTGCATAAGAGCAACCGACCACATACCCATTCATCCAAGGATGATGACCCCCCTTGACTTCTGCAGCGTCAACTGTCTTGCCAAAGTGGGTTAAGTGAGGCTGCATTTCTTGGTAGTTTTCCATCGATATTTGCTCACCAAAATCAACTGACGGATAGTTCTTTTCTCTTTCTTGATGATAATTCCACGGTTGCCAGTAACCCCTTCTTTTAGTTGCTTTTGCCACCTCAAGCCTAATCTTATGTACACTCGCTGAGTTGGAGTGGAACTTGCTCCAAATAGACGAACCGCTTACGGTTGTGTCATACATCATTATCCGCAATATCCCGCTTCTTCTATGGAGAGCATCTAAAAAGAGTTGTGTGACATCTACATAAGTGTATGCGGATGTTGATACCCCCGCACCAATCACAAAGGTTGAGACTGGCAATTCGTGGTCTAGGTCATTCGTGCCGCCATCTATCCAACCCCAATCATTGCCGCCCGGAGCATTTGGTTTCTCCCACGTCGCACCATCATCATTGTAGGAATTAGACGCTTGCCCAGTTCCTTGGACGAATGTGTCTGGCATTCTCTTGATAACCATTGTTCTGGCTGCGCCACTACCTGAGACAAATCGCAACCGCAAATTAACACTTATGATTGTATCCATTGTGTAATCGGAAGGGGTTAGAGCGCTCAAGTCCCATTCAAATATTGGATAAGCATTGTTGTCTGTGTAGGACTTTATGAGGGCATAGCCATGCGCACCGTAGTTTGCATCGGTGTCGCTTTCGTCAAGGTACGTTCCCTTCGCAGCCGTATACGCGGCGGTGGCTTCGGGATATATTGCTCCGTCTGCACCCGTTCCTGTTGAATTCCAAAGATGTTTGTGAAGGGTGGGGGGAGTGTCCAGCCAACGAACAGGATGCCACGCAATCGTCCCCCCTTGTTGTGCCACCACTGAATCGCCTACGTTCCCGTTTGCATATAGGGGCAATTGGCGAGGCGCCCTCCAAAGCAAATCTAATGACCCATCTAAGGAAAGATACTGGTGGGATGAAGGAAACGCAGGTGCATATTGTACGGGAGTTACCCATACTGGGTTCCCCGTTCCATCTACCTGTAAAAGTTTTGAACTGGCTGCTTCGTATGGAATATCAAATGGGTCTCTCCATATCACCTGTGTTGTACTGTACGCATACACAGCCTTGTCATTATCAGTTTTATCTACAGGTGTCGGGATATATCCAGTTATGGAGTACAGACCTTGTGCATAGCCAAGCGTTACAGCGTCGCTGTCCTCGATTGGCTCTCCCATCACTTGAATTCTCCCACCCTCTGTATCAAATATGTTGCTTGTTGTCTTTAGTGCGTTTTGATATGACAATGTGGCTCTGTCAAACACGGTTTCAATCTCGCTCGTTTTGTATCCTGCCGACAAGTCTTTTGCCTGCAACATGGTTGAGGTTCTATAGAAGGTAATAGCCCCAAGTGGGCTTGTGCCAACCCAAGTCACAGTCACAGTGTTGGTAGATGTAGCAGGCAGCCCATGACCCGTAACTATATAGTCCACGGTTTCCTTCATCAAATTTCCTTGTGGGTTATAGACACTCACCTCTGATGTATTCTCAACTGCAAATGGCACGGTAAAAACCTCCCCGCTACTCGCGGTGCCAGTCAAGGTTTCTTTTCGAGATGTTTTATCTATTGTCATTAGATTCCCGTGTCGTATATTGCAAGGCAATGTAATATCACAGTTTTATCACCTGACCAAACAAGTTCTCTTGAGTCGTGGTCATCAGGGTCATTTCCAGGAGTGATTTGACCTTCGCGTTGAGTTCGATTCAGACAAAACAATGTGCCATCTAAGTCATCATTGTCGGTTAAATCACCATCGTTCGCGGAAGTAAGCAGGGCGTCGTGGCAAAAAGAAAAGACAGGGTAAGCGGTAAAATCAGAAAGCAAACCGCCGGGGCTGACGGTCAGGGCGAAGGTTTGTGGTTGCAAGAAAATCTTAGACGGAGCAACCAAAGAACCGCTATCGTTTTTCAACACATTGGTCATATTCCAACTAAATTTTATGGGATGTTGTTGCTTTCCTTGACCC